CGCCAGTACGGCATCACGCTCTACGGCGACCCGTCGGGCGGCAACCGATCGCAGGCCAACGTCAGCATCACCTCCTGGATGGCGATTATCCGCGGTCTGGAAGCCGAAGGCATCACGCGCGCCAACGGCAAGCTGACGCTACGGATACCGCCAAGCCACCCGGCGGTGCTCGACCGCATCAACGACGTAAACGCACAGTTCATGACGACGGGCGGCACGTCCGGCACGGGCCGCAACGGTGTCGGCGCGTACATCGACCCCGACAACTGCCCGGAGTTGCTGACCGACTTCCGTCAGGTCAGTCTCATCCCCGGCAAAAACGAGATCGACAAGAAGAACGCCGGCCCGAAGCGGACGCACATGTCCGATGCCTACGGCTACATGGTCCACGAGATCCGCAAACGCGACCAGATGAAAATGAAGTCGCAGAACCGGATGGCTCGCTAGTCCTCAATCTGCTCGCGAGGTAACGATGGACTTTCGTAGCCTTCGCGAAGGTCTCGCCCTCCCGGACGGCGCGAGCGACCGCTTCCGCACGCTCGAGGCGCTCGAGCGGATGCAAGACGGCACGCTCTACGAAGACCTGAAGTATTCGTTCACGACGGAATCGACCGCCGGTCGCAAATACATCCCGCTCGACCAGCGCCGGCCGTCGCACGACTTCTGCCTCGCGTACGAGATGACGCAGGACACGCTCTCCGAGCTGTTCGGAGATGAGCAGTTCCCGGTCGTGCGCGTCATGGGCGCGGATACCCAAAACGACCCCGCGACGACCGCACTCGCTGATCTCATCACCGCCGTCGGGCTCGACACGATCATGGGCGAGGTCTACGAAGCCGGCGTCGTCGGCGCAGTCGGCGTCATCGTCCACAAGTCGGACGACGGCACCCCGTACTACGAAGTCTGCCCAGCGAAGTGGTGCGACCCGAAGTACCTCTCGCAATACTCGAACGTGCTGATCGCGCTGACGGTGACGTACCCGATCACGCGCGCCGAGTGCAAAGAGAGTTTCCCGCAGGTCCTCGCCGAGAAGGCGAACGACGGCGTTCAGGTCTTCTGGTACCGCCGTAGCGTTGACCAGCAAGAGATCATCGAATACCTGCCGCTGGCCGACAAACTGTACGCGAAACTCGGCGAGAAGGATTCGGCGGGCGAGATCATCGCGTTCGTCGAGCACCGGAAGGCCGAGCACGGCTTCAAGGGGCGCGTTCCGGCGGTCTACACGAAGAACTTGAACGGCAAGCAACGCGACATCGACGGCCCGTGCCTCTGGTGGCCGGTCCGAAACATGCTCGTGCAGATCGACTACGCGCTCTCCGAGGCAGGCCGCGGTCTGCGCTACGCGGCCGACCCGATGCTGTTCCTCAAGAAGACCGGACTCGCCGGCGCGCTCGGTGATGACGACGGTTCCCCGACCGGCGACGAACTCTACCGCGAGAACCGCGAGACCGTGCTCTCGTCTTCGGTTCAGCACGACGACCACGGCAACGCTATCCGCGGCGCATCCCAAACGATCGTCGGCGAAGACGCAAAGATGCTGGAGATCAGCGCGGGCGGGATCAAAGAAAAGCGCGAGTTCGTCAAGGACCTGCGCGAGTACGCGCTCGAGATCGTCGGCGGCATGAAGGCGCGCGCCGAGCACATGCGCGGCGCCGCGTCCGGTACGGCGATCGATAAAGGGCTCAAGCCGCTCCGGCGACTGGTCCGGCGTCAGCGGCGCCCGTACGGCGATAACACGCTCCTGAAGTTGCTCGACCTGACGGTCTACGGCTTCGGGTGCGGTGCGCTGGAATCCGCGTCCGTCTCAGACGACGTCAACCTCTCCGCTATCGGCGAAGATCCGAAGATGGTCTGCGACTGGCCGAACGACGAGACGCTGCAGGGTTCCGAGTTGCTCGCGCACGTTGAGGGGATGCAGTACGCGGCCGGCGGCTCGCTGCTGAGTCCGAAGGAGCTGATTAAACCCGACGCGGTCGGCGCGAAACTCGCTGGCGACATGGGCTTCAAGGAGCCCTACGACACGATCAAGGGCACCGGCGACTCGCAAGCCGTCGCTGACGCCCCTGCACTCGAGGCGGCCAAACCGAAGCCGGTCGCTCCGATCATCCAGAAGCCGTAAGGAGGCACCCCCATGTCCACCGATGGTCACTTCGGCGGCGACAATGCCGCCCAACCTGACGAGGCCGAAGTCGAATCCCCAGACGACGTTAAGGACCCGGAGTAACCGAGTCCACCGCCACCGGAAGGATATCCGGTAACACCGATCGCGCAGGATAGCGCGACGAAAGGCACCTGCATCTCGAATGGCAACCCCAGAAGAAGAAGCGGCCGCTAAGGCCGTAGCCGACAAGAAGATCGCCGACGACGCGGCCGCAGCGAAGAAAAAGGCCGACGAAGACGAGGCCGAACGCAAGCGACTCTCCGACCCTGACCATGCGAAGTCCGTCATCGCTCGAGCCAACGCGGAAGCGAAGGTCTCGCGCGAGGAAAAGGAAGCCGCTCAGGCCGAGCGCGATGCTGCTCGCAAAGAGGCCGACGAGGCCAAGGCGAAGCTGAAGGCGCGCGAAGACAAGGACCTCGAGGACCAGAAGAAGTTCCAAGAACTCGCTGAGAAACGCGAGAAGGAACTGGCCGACGAGAAGGCAGCGCGTGCCAAGGACCGCGAGGAAACGCACGCGGCGCTCATCCGCGAAGCGATCGCTCGCGAAGCGGTCAAGGCCGGCATCATCGACGAGGACGACATCGACCTCCCTGCGTTCAAGGAGGCCGTCGCGTCTGCGAAGGTCGAGAGCGGGCGAGTTGTCGGCGCGGCGGATGCCGTAGCGAAGATGAAAGAATCGAAGCCGTCCAAGTTCAAGGCCGAGGAAACGGCTGACGAAAAGGCGGCTCGCGAAGCCGAAGAAGCCAGACGCACGCGCGATGGCAGCGGTCGCTTCGCACAACCGAAGCCGGGTAACGGAGTCGCTCTGAGCAAGATCGACGCCGCCAAGCTCAACCCCGAGGAGTTCGAGCAACTCCGTGCCGACATGCGCGCCGCTCGCCGGTAGCGCCGTTCCCTTTCGCGGGCCTAGCGCCCGCGTTTTATCGACCCGGATGCCTCCGAGGAGACGGAGTGTTCGGGACGATCGCCCATGCGTGCGGATGCCGCCGGCGACCTATCCCGTCACTCCCCAACCTCTGAAGGAGCCCTAATGGGTATCAACGGTTCGGGCGGGAACGGCTTTCCGGCCGACATTCTCGCCGTCATCGAACAGAAAAACTACCTCCAAACGCTGATCCGCAAGGGTCTGCGCCCGACGCGCGTCTACCGTCCGCACAAGATCGACCCGCAGGACTGGTTCCAGGCCCGCGTCGGTGAGACGAAGACGTTCACCCGCCAAGGTCTGCTCGGTCCGTCGATCGTGCCGATCAACCCGGCGAATAACACCGGGCTCGACAACGGCATGACCGCCGAGTCTCGCGCGTACGAGCAGTGGACCGCCACGCTCAACGAGTATGCGAACTTCCTGCCGACGAACATCCTCGGCCAGGAAGCCTTCCTCGCGGACATCTACGAGGACAACATGGAAGTCATCGGCCAACCGGCCGGCGACTCCATCGAACTCCTCTGCGTGACCCGCGCGTTCACCGCGTACGACTCGGGGAACACGTTCGTCACCCAGGCGATCACCGGCGGAACCGTGACCTCGCTTCACGTCGACAACATCAATGGGTTCAACACGCAGTACGTCATCGCGAACCTGCCGTCGTACCAGACGCCGGGCGCAACGTCCTCGACGAACTACGTTCCCATCGCGATCGTCGCGGCGTCCAGCGGGCTCATCACCTACCTCGGCAACGCCACGCTGGCGACCCCAGACGTCTCGAACACCTCGATCATGCAGAGCGGCGGCAACGCCTTCGGCGTGTCGGGCGTGCTGACCGTCACGGGCATCACCGTCGATGTCGCCGTGGGCGACTCGGTCTACTCGCTCGACCTGGGCGCGTCGGCTGCAGCGAACCCGCCGACCGTCGGCAAGGCGCTCAACCCGATCTTCTGCGACGGCCCCGCCAAGGTGCTGCCGCTGAACTCGGGCGTGCCGTACCTCAACCCCTACCAGATGCCGCAGTCGGCGATCATGAACCCCTCGGCCATGATCCCGGCAGCCGTCGCGATGCTGAAGCGCCGCAAAGTGCCTCCGCTCTCGAACGGCCTCTACGGCTGCGCGATCGACTCGACCCTGTTGGCGTCGTTCTACGGCGACACCGGGTTCCAGCGCGCGACCTCGACGAACTGGGAGCGGAGCCGCGTCTTCGCCGACGGTATCATCGCGGCCGGCTGGGGCGTCGAGTTCACCGATCACACGCAGTTGCCGGTCTACCAGTCGCCCGCCGCGGGCGCTGGCTTCTCGATCCGGCACGCGCAGGTCTTCGGCGACGGCGTCCTCTCAGAGCACCCGTTCGCGGGCGCCCGTGATGCCGCCGATGTCGTGGCCGGCGTCGGTGACGTGGCCGACGAGCGTTGGGTCGAACGGATCAAGTTCCGCTCGCTCGCCGCGCTCGACACCCTGGGTCAGGTCATCAAAGTCGCCTACGACTACGTCGGCGACGTCCAGTGCGGGACGGACAAGGCGTCCAACCCGACGATCGTCCTGACCTCTGACTACGCGCGGTACAAGCGCGCGGTCACGCTCCAGT